GAATGCACCAACTCTTTTTATAGTTTCTTTTGTTATAGTAAAGTTGCCAATTAAATCAGCCGTGTCATTACCTGTACTATGTAAAGGAATAGAACAAATACCAATAGTTTTGTCTTGTAAAAAATCATTTCTTATTTGCAACCAATTATCAGGTTCTAATATATCGTTACCCATAATAGTTACATAATCTATATTATCAAAGTTTAAATTCCTTAATCCTTTATTAGTTGCAAATGCTATACCTTCTTCATTAATGATAGTTACTATATCAATATGCTTACCTGCATTTTTGATATTCTCAAACAATGTATTGATGTTCCTATCTTTATAGTTTAAGTATACTATTGCATTCATTATCTTATGTTTGAGCCGATTTCTCGTGCAGGAACTCCTGCGTATTTAGTATTTGGCTTTGCATCTCCTTTAACAAAAGCACTTGCCCCTATCATACAATTTTCTCCTACGTTTGCAAATTGATGTAAAACTGCGTTTAATCCTATGTTAGCACCTTTGTCAATAATAGAATGCCCACCTATTTTTGCTCCGCAGCTTATTGTTACATTGTCTAAGATTGTGCAATCGTGTCCTATGTGTGCGTGTTTCATAATGAAACAATTATTACCAATAAAGGTATCAATCTCCGTTCCTGCATCTATTGTTACAAGTCCTGTAATAACATTGTTATCTCCAATGTAAACTTTGCCTTTTTCTTTTTGCCAAAACTTTTTATGCTCGGCTTTGTCGCCAATTATACAATAAGCACCAATGTAGTTTCCGTCTCCGATAATTACGTTATTGCCAATAATAGCGGTAGGGTGGATAAAGTTAGCCATTCTTTTTTTTATTTTTAGGTTTAGGTTGTTCTTCGTACCAAGTATACAAGCGTTTAATCATATCGAAGATACAATTACCGCACCAAACTGTTAATATGAAATCTGCACTCATATACTTTCGATAAATATGCTCGTACATTTTTAAGATGTCTAAGTCGATGTTACGCACATATCCGTTTTGTACTGTATGCCAATTACCAACGTGGTCATCTAAAAATTTGCGATGTTCTATTTCCATAAGTTCCACATTAGTTTTGAAAGTAAAGGTGCTGCAACTCCTGGTATAAATACAAACGCAATAACATCGGTACATATTGCAGGTAGTAAATATAAAGCCAAACCTGTCCAAGCTGCTAAACAACTCGTACAACTAAAAGGCTTAAAATCTAATTTCCACTTCCTATGAAATTGGTGTATCTCTACAAAGAAAATTGCAAAGCATATCGCTGCTATAATTATCATTTGCGTAATTGTTTTTTAAGTTCACGTTTAGTTAGTTTTAGTTCCCTATGAATTGACATATAAGGTATTCCTGTAACCCTGCTTAATTCTTTAGCGTTGCAGTTGTGCTTAATTGCATAAACTCTTAAAAGTTCTGCTTTGTACCAGTGCATTTTTGACAACTCATCTTCTACTTTATTAAGTAAATCTTCGTCTCTATCGTGAACAATTAATTCTACTTCTAAAGGCTTTCGGTATGTTCTATAAAATTGGCTTGTATTACTTTGCATCATATTAATCATTGTTCTAACCAAATAGAACTTTAATACGTTGCGTGTGCGCATATCAATTAAACGCTCTTCTTCCATTTCACATAGCACCTTAAATAGTTCGCTTCTTAAATCTTCTCGTAAATCTTCAGGCTGCATTTTATCTATTGCTTCCTTAAGTTCTCGGCTTTCCCAAAGTTCTAATATGATGCTATTCTTGTTCATATTCCTTTATGGTTAGTTTGCCATTCTCTTCTGTTGCTATATAACAAAAACAATTTGCCGTTTTTGCTAAGTTTAAAAATGATATTTGATAGCTACTAAGTTTATCTCCAATGGCTTTTGTTTCGCAATAAACCGCAACTCCTGTTTGTGTGTGAAAACCTACAACATCTGGAACTCCTTTTAAACCTATAAAGGTGCGACCACGAACCGCAAGATTATTATTTCGCCATACAAAGCACCCGTTTTTATTTAGGGTTTTGATTGCTTCTTTGGTTAATTCGTTTGCGGTCATATTACAAAACTATACTAAGAAAATGAAACTTTACCAATTTTTATTTGTTCCTCAAAAAATAAAGCTACTGCAACTGCTCGTGCCTGGTTCTTTAGCCATTGCTCAGTCCATTCGTCTCGGTACTGCTTTGCGCTAATTATGTCCATTTTATTAGCTTTATAGGTAATAATCTCCATTAGTTTCTTTTTAGCAAGTGCGCCATCTTCTTTAGTCCATAGCTTTATGCCTGAACTATTAAGCTTTGTAAATACGCTTAATGGGTTAAACAACCTATCGAATGTTCTATTTTCTAAAAGCTTATATTCCTGATAAGAGTAATCAATTATTTCTAAATCGGTTAAGTGTGGGATTGCTTCTACTCTTTCTTGTGGCATCATTTTTCTTACTTCGTTTGCTTTTTTCTTATACCTATCCATTACCTGACTAAAGTAAGCAGGACTAAAATTTTGGTAGTGGTCGATAAAGTCATTAGCTACCATTTGCTTAAACGCTACTTTAACTTCATTTATTGTAAAGTTTCCGTATTCAGTTCTTATCCAATCTTCTAATATTGCTAACTTAACTTCGCCAGGATTGTTAATGCCTACAAGCTGCATTAAATAAACAAGGTTTTGTTTAAATATGGTAGAGTTCAGATTGCGTACCCTCTCCCCCGAAAAGCTTTGCATAATCTCCTTCTCCATAGGTAGTAGAGTGGATATAGTTGTAGTTTCTAAGGTTGTCGAGTTCGTGCTTGTTAAGTTTTGGCTTATTGTTTGTAGTTCCTTTTGCATATTGTTTAGTGTTAGTTATCCAATTATTTACTGCGTGTGTCCAACTTTTCATAGGGTTCTTACCTACTTTCCACCCGTTGCTTGTATAGTAATTTACAAACTTTTCGGCTTCTAATTTAGCATTTTCTTTTCCAATCCTAATAGCCATATATTCGTAAACTTCTTCAAAAGTACACTTACTTTTATTTATAATTATATCTTCATTTTCATTTTCATTTACATCTTCCATAAGGTTATGTTTAGCTAAACCTAATGGTTTTGTATTATTTTTAGGTCTACCACCCTTAGAGCCATTGTTTCTGCGGCTTTCAGTAAATTGAATGCGTTTTTCAATCTCTTCACTTAAGCGTTCATTGAAAAAATTTCCGTCTTTGTCTTTTGAAAACTTGCTCAAAACATCAACCGAAACAGAACCTAAAGATAACCTAATGGTTTTGTCTGTAAGTGTACCTTTTTGGTGTTGTAAACATAAGAGAGTAATAAATTGTCCTCTCTCTTCCATTGTTAAGTCAGCTACTCCATTTAGAAAGTCGCTGCTATAAAATAAAAATGCAGGGTCTTTTGCCATAAAAAAAAGAAGCCCCCAATAGAGTCGAGCTATCAGGGGCTATTATTTAACCACTAAACACATTATCGGCTCGACTTCCGCTAATGTATTTTTTATTTATATTGCGAATATACACTAAATTTCTTTAAGTTCTAATTTTAAGCAAAGTTTTTTTAGCTTAGTTTTAAACCAGTCCTCAGTTTCTATTAGGTTATTCGCTTGTTTAATGTTATGGATAGCAGTTGTGTGGTCGCTTGTTCCTGTGTACTGGCTTATCTCCTTAAGGCTTAACTTGGTGTATCTTCTGAGTAAGTAAGCAGCAGCCTTGCGCCCAAACGTTGTTTTTAAACTTCTATCCTTAATTAATACATCGCACTCAAACTCTTCGTCTACCAATTTAACAATAGTTCTCGCACCAATGTCTAACCCTAAAGGCTCGTTATCTTCTATGCCTAACAACCCCAACTGCTGCATCATTTCATGAAGTTGCAAATGGGTGTTGCGTTGTGCAAAATATAACTCCTTTAATTGTCTTATTGATATGTCTCTCTTCTTATTTAGCATAATTAAAACGGCAATCCTTCCGTATCTTCTTTAGGTTTGAAATCATTTACATAAATCTTGTAATCTGGTTGCTTGTCCTCGGTCTTGTAAGCGTTTACCCACATTGAGTATTTAACATCATTAATTGTAAAGTTAATTACTTCTCCTTTAGCGGTGGTGTTTTTCCAAGCACCTGTACTCCATTTTTTTTCTGTCATTTTATTTGTTTTTAATTGAATATTGAGCAACTAATTTACTTTGTTTTTTCGTACCAACGTTAATTAATTCCGTTTGTACTTTGTAGCCTTTGCGTTTTAATTCAAACACTACGGCTGCAAGTCGAAGGCTATTATACTTCGTTAGAGCCTGGATTGGTGTCAAGGTTTTGCCCGAAAGCAAGTGGTTCAAGATTTGTTGTTGTTGTGTCATTGTTATTGATTGGGTTAAAAAAAACGGGTTTGTCTAATTTGTTTTCATACTTTTTAATAAAGGCTAATAAGTCCTCGTATGCCTCTTCGTTATACCAAGCGTAGTGGTATACTTCTGCAAGTAACATCTGCCTTTCAAATGGTAATAGTTTCCTCATTAGCTTTCGTTTTTGTTATTGGTTTGGTCTTGTATTTTTTGTTGTAATACTTTATTCTTTCTTGTTATTTTCTTCCATTTGATTTTATCTTTTACCCATTCTCCACTTAATTCAGGATAAAATTCAAAAAACATTCCACTCATTAATAAAAGATGATACTTATTTTTCATATCAGTATATGCTTTATTCATATATTAACTTTTTTTAATTGTTTCTTTAATCTTGTTAAATTCGTCTAAACTCTTAATAGCTTTGATTTTCTCGATAGCTTTATACTTTTGTTCCTGAGTAAACTTTGTCTTGTCAAGTGCTTCAATCAAAAACGCTTTTTGTCCTTCGCTTACTTCGTCTTTATGCTCATTAGTAGCATCTGCATCTTTAGTGTCATCGATTGCGAATAAACCATTAAGTGCATACTTTCTAGCATATGAGCTACAAGCTCCGGTTAGCTGAGCCGCATCCATTCCCTTTTTGTTTTCTTCTTCACGAGCAATACCTGTGCAGGTAATGTTATCTTCTCCATTACTTAGACAAGCCGTAGCCTTTACATAAACTCTACCGCCTACTTCTATTACCTCGTCGCTTAACATTAAAGCGTAGCCGTACTTATGGCAGATAGGCTTTGCAGCTTCGATAATATCTTCTGCACTTCGGTACTTGTATTTAGCAAAAGCATTGAATTGGTTTTTAGGTGCTTTTAGTTCTTGTTGAATTTTAATTAAGCTCATTTGTTTCTGGTTTTGTTTCGTTTTTAAAATCATAATATATTCCCGTTAATACTCCACTAAATAATGTTCCAATAACGGATAATAAACCTCTTTCTACTTTTTCCCACATTGCAGGATTGAACTGCCATAATGTAAAAGCTATTAATAAATAACATATACACATAAGACCTGACCAAGTTAAAATAATTTTTTTCATATTATTTGTTTTGTATGTCTATGTTATAGTGTTCTAAAATTTCGATAATCGGTTCTTGTCTTTTCTTTAGGCTTACAAAGTACTCGTAAGCTTGTGAATATTCTAAGTACATACTCATACTATCGTATTTGTTATCTACTAAAGTGTAGTAGAAAATCGTGCCGTCTGGCTTAGTTTCTTTTACAAATTCAATCTTCATATAATTCGTTTTTTAAAAGTTCAAGTTCTGCATTGTGTTCTACCCAACGAGTAAACGTGTAATCGTCATCTTCGTAATCGTAGTTTTTAGGCAATAAGGCAGGGTCATAAGGGTTTGTAGTACTCCTATCCCCGTCGATTAAGATGTTCCCGTATCGCTGATATTGGAACATTTGGTAGGTGGTTAAATGTGTCATTTTGTGTTTTGTTTACACAAATATACAACAATACACAATACAAAGTGCAAAACTATTAAAATATTTTAGAATTATTTTTGCAACAATGTTGCATTTGTACTTAGAAACGTACAAAATAACGTACAAAGTAAAGCTAAAACTTTACAAATTATGTAATAAAGTAAAGGTATAACTTGCCAAAGTCGGTAGTAAAATGCAGCCAAAAGTAGTAGAATTACTACCTTTTGTTGTACTAAAGTGAAACTTTATAGTAACTTTTGGAAGTAAAGTTTGTCAGAACCCCCGTATGAATATTCGGGTAAGTAAAGCCTAAACCTACACGAGATAAGGTTATTAGCACTTGGAAAGTTATCTAATGTAGTGTATGTAATAGCTATGTGGCAAAAGGTAGATGCAGCCTTTAGCCTTGTTTTAATCATTCGTCTTTGTATGCCTTGCCCTCTATAATCTTTATGTACCCACGCCCTGTTAAATATGCAAATGCCTTTAGAATAAATTGAGCCGCAATAAGCAACAATTCGGCTCATATCGTCAAGCATAACCCACCACTCCCGATTAAACTGGAACTCGTCAGCGCAACCCTTAAAGTTTGGGTTCGTGTAATCTAATTCCCTTAGTTGCTCGTAGGTATCTCGGTCTAAAATATTGCCGAAGCTAAATATCTTTTTGAGGCGCATTGTGTATCTGTTCAAGTTTGGTTAAATAAAGTATTGCATCTTGCAGCTCTTCCTTTAGGTGCGTTATCCATTGACCCGTGCTTAAATCATTTCTATCCATTGTAGTTCCGTACTTTGATTTCCCTACAAGTTCACGCCTACGCATATCTTCTATTACTGCTGCTAATATTTTACTGTCCATTATTTGTCGGTTTTGCTATGTATCTTAAAACAAGTTTTGCACTTGTATTGTATTTTCTTTACACCAGTTGCGGTTGTTCTACGAAGTGAAATAATCAAGTCATCGCTTCCACATTCAGGGCAAGAGCCTCTATCTTGTCCGAATATAACGCCATAGTGTGTTTTAGGTTCGATGTGGTTTTTAAGGGCGTTAAATACTTGCTCTAATAACACAACATCTTTTTGGCAGTACTTAATCATTTTAGCCATAGCTACTTTGTCCTTATGCAGAACAATGTCTTTCCATAAACTATATTCGGTCTTAATCTTAGTGCCAATGCCTAAATAGTCAGCTATGTAATTAAGCTTGTTGCTATTAAATCTAAACTTTTGACGTGCTACTTTTAGCGTGTCTATTGTAACGTAAGAAGGGAACATTTCAATCTTATGAAACAAGCACCTGGTTCTTATCCACGCTAAGTCGAACTTGTCGCCATTATGCCCTACAAGTTCCGAAGCCGTGTTTGCTACTTCAATAAAACTTTGTAGCATCTTTTTATCGTTCTGTTTGCTATCCCATTGTAAAAAGTAAACTTCTTTCTCATCTTCCCACTTGTAACAAATACAAATAATAGCACGTTCTTGTATTATGCTATCAGCCGTTACATTAAGCTTATATCCTGCACTCCAGAAAAAGCCAACGTTAGGAGAGGTTTCGATGTCAAAGAATAGGCGTTTGCGTTTTGATTTTAGCATTATTTATTTTTTGCTGAATTTATCTATTGTGGTGTAACCCATAGCAAATAACGTAAGATACAACACGGCATCTACCAACTTATCGCTTGGATTAATTTTTAAGATTATGTTTAAGAACAGGGATATAAAAAGACATAAGCTGCCAAGCATAGCCACTACTCTTTTATGGCTAATACTGTTGCTTTCGTCTGATAATAAGTTTACTAATATAGTTTTAAAGTTGCTCATATAGTTTAGCTTCAGCCTCTCTCCGCCTCACTAACCCTTTAAGCACCACATTGTTTGCTCTTGTCCACTTCATAAATTCTGCCCTAATGCTTGGGTCTTTAGGATTTGCGTTTACCTTCCTTAGTAAAGTGCTTCTCCTAAAATTACCCATACCTACATTAAAAGCAAACGAAACAATCGCAGAAAAATTGTTTGCAGTTACATTTGATTTTACAAGCACATTGACACCTTTTGCAAAGTCATCGACTATTGCGTTAAAGTAATCTTCTGCTTCTTGCTGCGTAATTACATCGCCCTCTTTTACTTTCGTTCCGTCAGGGTAAAAAGTCAAACCCCAAGAAATAGTCCATAAACCCGCAGGGCATTTGTACGCCTTTAATTTGCAGCCTTCGAACTGCTTAATTAAATCTCTACCTGCTTTGTTTACTTCCATAATCTATTCCAATATGCTAAAATTAAAACAATCGCTATTATTAGACCGATTAGAGCCTTCCAAAAGTTATTTGCAGTACTAACCTTGTTTTTATCTACAATCGAAATTTGGCGCGTTTCTGTGCGATTAAACGCTATCGTATCTTTTTTAACTAAGCTATTGTCGGTTTCCTTCTCTTTTGTCTGGTATACCCACTTAGTTACTATTTTGGGAACTACTATAATGCTATCCTTTGTTACACGGATTGTGTCATAGATAGTAACTTCTTTTGTAAATACCTGCTCCTTTTCTATAATCTTGGTAACGCTATCATAAAAAGTAAGATGCACGGAGTCAATCTTAGTTGTCCCCGTGCTATCAAATCTCTTTTCAAACTTCTTAACCGAAGCGCAAGATGTAAGTAATAAAGCTAAAAGAATTAATCTCATTTTAGTTTCTTAGTCATTTTCCAATAGTATCGAATAGCCATACCGCCTGAAACAATAGCAACCAAACTCGCCAACAATGTGAATAGTGGTTGAATACTCGTAATGCTTAATGTAGCACTTACTAAGGAAACGATTGTTGATTGGTCTGCTTGGTTGTTATTTGCCATTATAGTTCTTCTTCTTCTTGTTTGTTAAATTCTACGCCAGTAACCCAATCTTCTAAGAATGTAAAATTCTCTAAGCCCTGGGGATTGACTACGTTAATTATTTGAAAATCAAATTCTTTATCATTTAGCGCATTAATATCTTTGGTAAGTTTCTTGATACCTTCTTTTGAGAATTTGTAATTTCCTTTCTCATCAAGTAACAAGCAATCCTTGTCATCGGTTTGGGCATTGTCTAAACGCAAGATTTCAACTTCGGCTTGGTAGTCCTCGTGATGTTGTTTAACCTTCTCGTAAATTTTTACAAGTTTCTTTTGTGTCTTAGTTTCTTGGCTACCGATTACGGCATTAAGGTTGCTCACTAATTGGAGCAGTTGTTTGTTCTTCATAGTTTGTTTTTGTTTGTAAAGATAATTGTGGATTGCTAAACGGCAAAGGTAAATTTACAATCGGTGGGTTTTTAAGGTTCTCAATCTGAGTAGCTAAGTTTAAGTCCATAGCTTCTACGTTGTTACCTGCAACTAACCACTCGCATACTTGCTCGTAAGTTAAATCTTCGTATGCAGTAAAGTCGGTTTCCGAAGGAGTAGCGCAGCCCATTGCTCCGTAAACTTCTGCGGTGTATTCTCCGTCTTTACCTTCGTATCTCCAATGTACTGTTTTTACTACATCGGTTAAACCATCTTCGCTTGGTGCGGTGTCCATTTGGCTAATAAGCCATTTTGTTTCTAATGCCATTTTTATTTTATTTTAAGGTGTTCCTTGTAATGCAGGGATTGAATAAATTTGTCCATTAATTTCTATGTAAATAACTCCTGTGGCAGTTCCAGTTCCACCTGCTGCATAGCTTCCAAGTTTCCAAGGTTGTGCGCTACCAGAACTTGGTGCGGTTGTTTGTATTGCACCTGCCTTACTTACACTAAACTGAGAAACGCTACCTACTTTTAAATTCAATAATTTAGAAGATGCACCACTTGCCGTATTAGTTACGTTTAAGTAAATACCATCTGGATTGCCCGTAGTGTTCCAAGTTGTATCAAGGTATAATGCACTTGCATTTGATGAAGATGAAACTACTTGACCTGAACCATCAAAGTAAGAAAAGCTACTTGAAGGCAATACTGTATTATATTGACCTGTGATTGCAACACTTCCTGCTACTTGTAGTTTTCCTAAAAAGCCCTCTGTTGTTGTTCCTATTAATAATGCTCCACCACTTGTTATGCGCATACGTTCGGTAATTACATCTGAAGTTGCAGTATAGAACAATAAATCAGCAGCAGCACTACCTACAGTTTGAGTTGTTACTTGTGACATTATTGCTCCAACAGAAGTTAGAGATGCGCCATTTGTTCTTGTCATTAATATACCGTGTAATGCGTTTGTTGTAGCATTGGTATTGTTTAACCTTAGTATGTCTGAATTAAATGGAGCACTAACTGTTGTATTAGATTTTGATGCATCAACTTGTAACGCAGTTCCCGGAGCGGTAGTACCTATACCTACGTTACGATTATTAGCAATATATAGTGCAGATGTAGTATTAATTTCTAAATCTATAATACCACTTGCTCCTGTGTTTATTACTGTTGCACCACTTGATGCTGCAAATGCGTGATTTGAGTTTGAAGGAGTAACAGTTGTTGGATAAATAGCACCAAATCCTGACCCCCCTGTAAATGCTCCTATAAACAAACCTTGTGTTCCATCCCAAAATTTACTTTGTTGTGCCGTTACACTACTTGAGAATGTAGCTGCTCCTGTTGATGCTATTACAAGTCTATCAGTTACATTATTTGTTCCAATATATAAAGATGAACCTGCACCTGTTGCAGTTATATATGTTGCTCCTGCTCTGCTAAATGTTATATCATTGCCCGTAAAAGTAGTTGTGAGTCCCCCTACTGTAACATTTAAATTATTTCTAAATATACCCGTACCGTTTACATCAAGTTTATATGTATCATTAGTGTTTCCTATTGATAAATTACCTGAAGCGTTTAACGTCATTGCTTGGGTAAAGGATATAGCGTTACCTGCCGTACCTGAAGGGGCGGTTCTCCAAAAATGAAAACCACCTGCTTGATAATAGTTTGAAGCAGCAGCAGATGTAATATATCTCCAATTACCACCATCATAATATGCATTATGTGTTAATTGCAAATTTGTTGAAGCATCACCTAAACTTGAATTACCAATTTGTAATGTTGTTACTCCACTCCACGCACTCGGTGTAACTCCTAATCCTAAATTGCCTGAAGCGTCAAGACGCATACGTTCTATGTTGTTGGTCAGAAACATTAACGGGTGATTAGAAGTAACGGCTATTGCAGGTCTCGATGAAGTCCAATTAGCAGATACCCAAATAGTAGAACTGCCATCTGTATCACTAAATCCATTAGCACCTGTTGTTCTTACTCCACCATTTGCAGTAACCGAAGAAGTAAATGTAGCTGCTCCTGTAAATAACAATCCATTTCCGCTACCTACTAAATTTAATCTGTTCCCACTTCTATCATACTGTAAGTATCCTCTTGTTGTAGCTGCTGCTTCTGTAAAAAAGTATGCAAACACATTGTCGCCAGCAGTATGCTTTTGCCACATTTCAATTGTTGGCTCACCTCCTGTACCTGTAGCAACTGCCTCAATTGCAGAAGCTCCTACAACTGTTAATCTTCTATTAGAAGCTAAAGCGTGACTTGTTGCACCTATTCTAATTCCACTTCCGTCATCATATACTAAGCTATTACCTATTGTACTTGCACCTGTAAACTTAGGTAGGTAGTTAGTAGTACCTGTACCCGTTACTGGATTGGTTAAAGCGTTTTGCTTGTTGTTAAACGTAGTCCAATCGGTGCTTGATAATAAACCTTGCTGAGAACCACTTGCCGTTGCAATAGCTAAAGTAATAGTTCCACTTGTTGTAATAGGTGTAGAACCAATAGTTACTCCGCTTGTTGCAGAAGATAAGCCTACACTTGTAACTGTACCTACACTCCAAGACCTATTTGCACTTAAATCATAAGCCGTTCCGTTAATAGTTAAAGTTCTATTTGTTGGAACATATCCGCTTAAATCGGGTGCGTATTGAGGTACGTTTAAAACACCCGTTGTGCTATTGTATGTTGCTGCTCCACTTGTTCCCGATGTTGTTAAGCTAATAGCTGCACGGGCATTCGCATCGGTATATTGTGTAATAGTAGAAGCAATTACTCCCGTTGTGTTATTATAGCTTATCCCTGCACCTGCACTTAAAGCCGTTAAAGGAATATAAGCATTAGGGTTAGAAGCTAAATAGTAAGTACTATTATCGTAGCTAATAGTTGTTCCGCTAATCTTAACAAAGCCAGTACCATTTAAAGCGTTCTGCTTATTGTTAAAAGTTGTCCAATCTGCACTTGCCAAAGCACCACGATTAGTAGACGATGCCGTAGGTAGATTGAAAGTATGTGTAGCCGTTGCACTTGAAATATTAAAATCACTACCACTTGTTCCTGTTGCAAAATATTGTACTTGTGCAGTTAAGCCATTAAGAGCCGTTAAGCCTGTTGTGAACGTAGTAATAACTTGGCAAAGGTGTCCATTCTCGGTATGTAGAGTAATCGTTCTACCTGCCGTTGTAACATAGATGCGAATAGCTAACCTATCCGTTAAAGTTAAAGTTGTTTGCGGAACGGCTAAGGCACTAAAATAAGCCTCAATATTTGTTCCGTCATTAATTAACTTAGGACTTCCACTATTAGAAGCAATTAGCGTAAAAGTAGTGCCATCGTATTTATACAACTCAATGTAAAAAGTTGGACTACCACCACCGCTTGAAGCCTGAAAATATGTTTCAAAATTAAAGTTACCCGCAGGGATATTTAATAAAGCAGGGTCATTAGCATCAGTTAAGAATGATGCAATATATCCGTTTGAACTTCTTGTAAAATCTGTACCTGCTCCGATAATAGGTGTCTTATTCATTTCGTAATAAGTAACACCGCCTATTGTACCTTGATTAATAGAGCCGTTTAAATAGTAAGAAACAGAAGCACCACCACCGCCACCGCTTGTAGGTAAGGTAGCTAAAACACCATCGCCTCTTACATATTGTGTGGCGTTACCTGCACCCGTTACCGCAATCGTTCCATTAGCAGTTAAAGGACTATTTGCAACATTAAAAGCACTTGGCATAGATAAGCCAACACTTGATAACAAAGTAGGGAATGTAGTTCTATTACCTGCTCCGTTAATATATTCGGCACTCGTACCTGCAAAGCCTATGTTAATAGTTCCGCTTGTAGTTACAGGACTTCCTGTAATTGCTAAAGCATCTCCGCTTCTTGATACCGCTACACTTGTAACAGTACCTACCGCACCGCTTGAACGTTGCCAAATAGTACCGCTATAAATCACATAATCGCCAACTGCAAAAGTTAAAGGACCAGCTCCAAAGTTTACTGTTCCTGCTGCATTACAAATATAAACATCTCCCGTGTCGCCCGTTCCGTTTGCTAAAGTAGGGGTGTTAGTTGCTGCACTCCAAGTTCCTTTATATTCCATAATAGAACTCGGTAGCTGACTGATAGGCACTTTACCTTGACTATCCAAAGAAGCATAACCATTAGCGTTGCCCTTCTCACTTCTTAATTGATAAGTATCTAATAAAGCTTGTGAAGGGAAAACTTCTACATAAGAACTGCCACTCCATAAATAAAGTTTCTGCGTGTCTTTAGCACAATAAATAACGTTAATATCGCCAACCGCAGGAAACCCTGCAAGGTTAGTATAAAACGAAACCGCACCGCTAAATATCGCCCCTAATTGAGCAAGTGTAATCTTCTTACTTACTCCTGTTGTCGGGTCGCCTATAATAGTTAAATCGGTACTAACTGGTGCTAACTCGGTAGCTAATTGGTTAATCTTTTTTCCTATCATCTTAGTATTGGTATATTGATGGCACTTGGCATCTATCGTTTAAGTAAGGTAATTCCATTGTAATGTCTATCTTAACTCCGGCAAGATAGTCAGGGTCGCTCTCGGTAAAGTAAGTCAAAGGAGCGGTGTCGCCAATATCCCAAATTGCTTTAGGGTATCTTAATTGTGCAACTATGTCTTGACCTACTAAAGTCATATCGCTAAGAACTTCGGTTTCGTTTGTCTCTTCCATTAACATTCTGTCCATAAAATAAAGGCTAAAATTATAGGTAATATTTTTAGCGTTTATAGTCGCACCCGTTAAAGTGTAGAACATAGCAGGGTAAGTAACCTCGCCATTGCTCAAACGTTCCCACACATCGCCGAAGTAAACAAAGTTAATTTGTTCGTGGTCGTTTCCGAGTGTTGTTATTTGTTTGACTATTTGGTTTAACGTCAGGCTCATTCTTAATTTTTTCTAAATAAACACGAAGCTTATTTTGGTTTTTTATTGTTGTTACTTTACTCATAATTAGCAATCGCTACAACCTCTATTCCCTTGATAAAGTTCCTCGAAGCTTTTACCTGCGCAGCAATCAAAATCTCCAAGCCAAATGCTCGTTGTATAAGCATCGTTCTCAGGGTGTATTGCATCAATGCCACTTCCAGGATTAAGGTACTCAGGATAAAGTGTAGAATATTCTTTTAGGTATTTAATCATTCTTTGCTTGTAGAACTCCGCTCTTGCTTTATATCTATTCGCCACGTCAATCATATCCTGCATAGAAGGGTTCTCGGTATTCTCGCCACTCTTTCTTAATAAGCCTTTGTTGTAGAACTGATAAGACAAACCCATTGGCAATTCACTAAGTACATAATGCACTAAAGTATCTGCTATGTATTGATCTAATAAAATAACCTCGTTGGCGTTTAAATTATTTGCCGTAATACCTGCTTGTAAACGATTGTACAAAGCACTACCAAGCGCAGGTAAGATATACATATCTTGTGCGGTCTTAATCTCAGGAAGTACAAGTTTTTCGTCTACGTTAGCGTGTAAGCCAGACCTGTCTTTAATATTCTGTACGCTTATGAATAATGTGTTTAAACTCATTTCTTATTTTCTTTTAACTATGTTTGACTTCCACTCGTGTCTACAACTTGGAGAATGTGTGTTTGTTCCTGGTTTAGTATACCAACCGCCTCGTCTATCCCATACGCTATAACCAAGCCTTGCACTCATTTGCTCAATCTCGCTACGGCTATAAAACTTATTAGCGGTAACTAAGTATTTGCAAAAAGGTCTGCTTGTATCTAAATCGCCATCGTTAAAACCTGCTTTCCACTCGTAAGAATAACGAATTAAAATTTGAGTAGTTTGTGGCTTTATAGCTTCAACAATCTGCCCAATAGGAGCAGTAAGTTGCCTTTCGATAATAATGTTACTATCAATGCCCTTGCCTTGCTTTACTTCGCTTGTTTTAATAAACCCCTTCTCGATTAATAGATCAATAACACGCTTAACCGCACCTACATCTTCTTTTAAAGTATCAGCAATTACTTCTGGAGTAATACGCTTGTCTTTAACAATTAAGTCCAAGATGTTAGATTGTAACTGCGATACATCGGCAAACATTTCAAAGTCCGCATCATCGTTAAATCTTGCTTTGCTTTTAAATACTTCGTAGGCACTTCTATCTTCTCCAAACTCAAAGAAAACCTGAAAATCAGTTTCGTTAAATTCTAAATCTTCAGCACCTAACCAAGTAGAAACTTCCTCGTCACTTAAAGCATATCCACCTTTTAACATAGAACTTGCTTGTTCTCTTGTTATCTTACCCTTGTTAAAATCTCTAATAATACGCTGCATATTTTGCCATTCTCTACCTTTCAAACCTTTAATATGCTCATTCACACTTAAAGGACTTGCTGCCATTGGCTGCTCGGTTTCTGCAACTATTCCGTATTGTGTAGGGTCAATTCCTAACTTCTCTAATATCCATTCTTTAGGTGCTACTTGTAAAATAACGTTTTCGCTAAAGTCAATTCCAATAGGGTCTACCGGTTGAAGCTTTAACTCCTCGGTTACTCCTGCATATTGTCCAAGCATATTAAATACACCCTCAATCTGCATTTGCTTATAGCGTACATAGGTGTTATTAAATATCTCGTAGCTATCTCTAAGTTGTTGTCTATTTCCTAATTGACCAGGAACGGCAATACCAAATAAGTCAGGACTTGTAATTTGGTGTCCGCTAAAAATGTTAGTTTGTATTAACTCGTCTACTCTACCGAAGTCCTCTTTAGTTAGATCACTTGCACCTAAATCATCTACAATAGGCTTACGGGTTAAATCGTTTACAAAAGCAAGTAAATACTTCTTGCCGTCTGCACCCGTATACATATTGTCGAATTGTCTACTAACAAGTCGCTTCTCTTCAGGGCTTGGTTCTCCGTTTGGTAAAGTAATAAGTTTACTTGCAGAAAAACCTGTTTGAGCATTACCCAAAACGTGCTTACTAACTTCAACATCACTTTCGATGTAGTTAAGTGCGCCAAAATAACCTGGAAGGCTATAAACGTTCATTCCTGGTCTGTATTCCTTAACGTAAAGTATCTGCACACCTTGTGGGTTAGCAGGGTTAAACGCATTGTAAATTTCAGCTTTTTCTTGGTTGCGTGTAAGCTTCCAATCGTCTTTATACCAAAACTGCGTATTGTCTTTGTTGGTTCTAATCTTTGTATAATCACAATGCCACAACTCAGCAACCTGACCGCCCATTACACTCCAAATAACTTGGATATAAGCACCGCCAAATAATTCTAAATCTAAAGCAACCTTTTTAGTAAGGTCATTAAGCGTTTCCTCTCTATTAACCTTTTGAACAATCGCTTGTTCTCCTGCCCAACCATTGCCAACAATGTAATTCACTTTGCCTCTAATGATAGCATTGTGCTTTGCAGATTTGTTAAATAGGTCTAATAGGTACTGCGGATAGTCATTGTTTTGACCATATTGCATATACCCTTCGCCTTTTTTCTCTTTATATTCCGGTTGCTTTGCTTCCGCAAATGTCAATACTTGTATTTCCATTATTGTCTAATTGTGAATGTGCTTGTTGTTTCGTATTCAGTGAATGATATAGTTGTACCCTCGAGTTCCATAATGCCTGTTTCAAGCAGGTTTAAGCCCGTAGGGTTTAGGTTTGAAGGACTTGCTTGTTCGTAAACCGAGTAAGTGTATTGCCCGTTTAAAGAGGTATTAAAGTAGCTATTTACTACAATAGTGAACTCGTTGTACCTTTCCTTGTAAGCACTTATGTCCGTATTGTTTAGCTTAACAAATTTGATGTCCGTGTTTGTTGATCTATTCTCGAAAACAAATAGATAGTTAGGACTTGTTAAAAGCTGCTTCTCAGTCAAGGTAAGTATTATATTTTGGGTTTGCCCCTTAGTTAATCTTATCACAACTATAAATATAAACTATCACAATTGTTTGCAAAATAAAAAACCCCCGCCTAATTAAAGACGAGGGCATCTATATACAAAACCAAAACAACCTAAGAACCTGCGGTAGTTAATTGACCTGCAACAGTAGAATTAACTTCTGGAGCAAGGGCAGCTTCCGCACCTGTGAAGGTTAAAGTGTAGCCACTTCTGTCGCCTTCAGCCGTACCTGTACCTGCACTACCTGCGGTAAGGTCTAAGCCTCTTGTTTTACCTAAGTACCAGTATTTGCCATTGTTATCTTTGGCAACTGCTACTAAAGTGTTTTGAGCCAACAACAAGATTTCGTTTCTTGTGTTCGCCTGTAATTTGTTTAATACGATAGTCAATTCAGGAGCGTAGAAGATAGTTCCGTTTTGTACGTTTGCATTAACATTCTCAACTAATTGAGAAGTGCCTTTTACAAGTTCGTACTTAAAGAACTTCTTACCAGATGCTTTTACTAAAGCGGTGATTACACCACTTGCTTCTGTTGTAGAAGTTACATCTGAGGCTGCCATAAAATAAACTTCGGTTATACCACCTAAACTGTCTTTGCAGTCAAGAGTATAATTTTGAGTTAAAGCACAAGCCATTGTTATTGAATTAAATTAGTTTGAAAAAATGGGTAGGTGTATTTCAACCTACCCTATAAATTATGCAAGGATAAACTTCACTGCTTCGTCAGGGAAAGCAATGTTTACACCCATCTTAAACTCAGATACGAAACGTACTTGGTCAGCTTCTTTAGCATAGAAAATTTCAAACTTTTCTTCTT